TAACAACACAAGGTGATATACTTTACAGAGATGGAAGTGGATTACAAAGACTAGCTAAAGGTACAAGTGGTCAAGTTTTAAAACAAGGTACTAATCACCCTGAATGGGGAACAGACGCAGGTGGAAAAATTGGTCAAGTATTACAAACTGTTATACAAGGCGACCAATCAATTAATAATGGTGCAAATACTTGGGGTGCATTTGCAAATCTTTATATAACAATAACTCCAACTGCAACTTCAAGTAAAATTTGGGTTGGATTTAATGGTCTATTAGGTCAAACTAACTGGAGTGGTTTAAGAATTTACAGAAAAATTGGTAGTGGTTCTTATAGTCATTTAACTGCGGCTTCTGGAAACGCATCTGGTAATAGAAATGGTGGTTTGCCTGTTCATGGTTATTCATATAACGATACTAATACTGGAAGAATGTTTAATGTAAATTATCTTGATAGTCCAAATACAACTGATGCAGTAAGTTATCAACTTTGGGGTATTACGCATGATGGTAATGACATTTATATAGGTCGTTCAGCAGGAGATAGTAATAATACTGCTATGATAAGAGCATCAACATTTTTAAACGCATGGGAGATATTAGCATAATGGAACACAGAGCAATTTATCAATTATACAATAATGTAAAATCAATATCTGAAAATAATGATGGAACACTTCAATGTTTTGACGAAAATCAAAACGAAGTTTCTATTGATATGTCAGCAGTAAATACAAAAGCTAGTGAACTTCAAGCTGAAGCAGATGCTAAAGCACAAGCTAAAGAAGATACTAAAGCTAGTGCAAAAACTAAATTAATTGCAGGTGAAGCATTAACAGAAGAAGAAGCTAACGTACTTGTAGGAGTTTAAATCCTATGACTAAAGCACGTGACATAGCTGATTTCAAATTTGAAAACATAGTAGATACTGGTACAGAAGGTACTAAAATAGCTAGTGGTACAACTGCACAAAGAGGTTCTACTACTGGTCAATGGCGATACAATACGACTACAGGATTTTTTGAGGGAAGAAATGCTAGTGGTGTATTTGCACCATTACAACCAACACCAGTAGTTACAAGTGTTGATGATGGCGAAGTTGATAGTGCAGGTGGTGGTAATCAAACTATTGTTATTACTGGAGAGGGTTTTAGTAGTGGAGATACTGCTTCTTTTGTTGGTACATCAGCAAGTTTTGATGCAACAACAACAACAGTAGATAGTGCTACACAAATTACAGCAGTAGCACCTAAAGCATCTTTTTTAAATGCACAAGAACCTTATAAAGTTAAGGTTACTGCCGCTAGTGGAATGGCAGGAATATCAGCAACAGGATTAATTAGTGTAGATAATGCACCTGCTTGGACAACAAATGCAGGAAGTTTAGGTACAATAGCATCCAATGATACAGGAAACCATTTTACAGTAGCGGCAACTGATCCAGAAGGTGATACAGTTTCTTATTCTTTACAATCGGGTGCATTACAAGGTTTATCTTTAGACAGTTCAACTGGTGTTATTTCTGGCGATCCAACAGATGTAACTTCAAATACAACTATATCTTTTACTTTAAGAGCAACAGCAGGAGGTAAAACTGCTGATAGAGCATTTTCATTTATATTAACACCATCAATAGCAACATTTAATTATACTGGTTCAAACCAAACATTTACTCCTCCAAGTGGAGTAACTTCATTCCTAATTTATATGTGGGGTGCAGGTGGTCAAGGTGGTTCATCTAATGGTTCTGCTAGAAATGGTGGAGATGGTGGTGCAGGTGGTTACGTTGCAGGTACAGTTTCTAACTATTCAGCAGGAACTACTTTTAGTATTTTAGTAGGACAAGGTAATAATTCAGCAAATGGTAATACTAACATCATGCAATATGGTGGTGGTGGTGCTGGTACAGATAATAATGGTGGCCAAGGTTGTGGTGGTCATGGTGGTGGTCGTTCTGAACTTTCGATTGGTGGTGGTTCTAATACTCCAGCAGGAACAAGAATATTAGTAGCTGGTGGTGGTGGAGGCGGTGGTGCTTTCTACCATAATGGAGAACCAAACAGCAGTAATGAAGGTGGTGATGCCGCTTATTCATCTGGTCAAAATGGTAATGGTTCAGGAACTGTTCCAACTGGAGGTTCGGGATCAGCAGGTGGATCAGCAGGTTCGGGGGCTTCTGGTGGACACGGAAACGGCCCTACTGATGGTTCAGCAGGTATTGGTGGTAGAGCAAGAGGTGGAAATCAAAACCTAGATATTGGATATGGCCGACCAGCAGGTGGTGGTGGTGGCTACTACGGCGGTGGTGGTGGAGATGGTGGATCACAAAGTGCCGCATCACAAGGTGGTGCCGCAGGTTCATCATACTACAACTCATCTTATGTAAGCAATTTTGCTCACGCTACTGGTACACAAACAACAGCACCAGAAACTTCAAATACTTATTATTCTACTGGAATAGCGGCAGGTGGTGCAGGAACTAATGGAAGTACAAGAGCAAATTCTCTTGGTGGTAATGGTAAAGTAGTAATAGTTTATTAAGAAAGGAGTAATATGCCACACGGAAAAACACATAACAAAGGGGATCTTAATAAAGACGGTAAGATGTCTAGTTACGAAACAAGAAGAAGTAACGCTATTAAGAATGCTATGGCTAAATCTAAAAAGAAAAAGTCATTTCCTAAATTTGGTACTAAAAAATCTAGTTACGCTTAAACTAATTTACCTATCCAATTACCTTTATTATTAAGAACCATTGGAAGTAATTTAGGATAACCGTCAACTATCATTGCAGATCCTAGTATAAATCTAGTCTTAAAATTTTTAGCGTATGCAAAACTTTGTGATTTCTGATTTATTAAACATCCTACATTCATAGCAAAGAAAAGATTGTCTGGATTGGCCCACCAAGATACAAGAAACTTTGTATGATAATGGCCTTGTACTGCTGACATACCCATAGTTTGTGATACCTTCAATACATCCGCAGATCTACCATGTGTAAAAAAACATCTTTGTCCATTTGACATAGTAAGAGTAAGATCATCTACCCATTTCCATTTCTTTGTACCTAGAAACTCACCATAATCTTTTAGGAATTGTTTTGACATACCAAACTTTAATGCACGTCTATACACTAAACTACTATGATTACTCTCTACCTCTACCATTTGAGGAAATATACTCTCTAATTGTTTGATGTATTCTTTTGATTTATCTAATTCGTGACCAGCAGAATATAAGTCTGGATCGTGAGAGTGCATAGATATAGCATGGAAGTCAAGTAGATCACCAATATTAACCACGAAGTCTGGCTTATATTCTTTCTTAATCTCACGTAAAAATTCGAAACTATCTTTGTGATGGTAAGGTATATGTAGATCACTAATAACCAGTATGCGTTTGTTCATAGTTTATAGCAGGTGAACCGTCTATCCACTCCTCTAGATGTTTAAGTTTCTCATTAGGATCTACAAAAGTTACAACACCGTCTTTGATAACAACATCTTTGACAACAGGTGTTTCACTTTTGTTCTCATAATTAGTTATTATATCTTCTATAATTAACACACTACAATGTATACTAGAAAAAGCTATGCTTTGCAACTTCGCATAATTTCAGAAAGAGATTTTGCACGTGATGGCGTTTGTTTAGCCCATCTACTATCCATCATTTGAAATGATGCTTCACCATAATCTTGTTTTTTTAATGCTTCCCACATCTTTTTAAATTTAGATACACCACCTATACCTAGTTGGAACACCATCTCAATTAGAACACATTTCGCATCATCTACAATATCTGTTATTCCGTTATCATGTAGTATAAGTATGTCTGCATTCTTTTTTGCTTCGTCAAAATCCTTATCAAATTGTTCACTCAATTCTTCTTTAGTATATTCTTTACCTTCTACATAAGGATCATCTTTTGTTACTAGGTGGCCATATCCGATTGTGGCAAAACCTAGACTATCTTTATACATTCTTGGTACAAAACCTTCATGTTTTTTTATACGTTCTTTTAATTCATCTATATTCATAATTATGCCTTATTTTTATTAGCAAAATTCCTTGCGCTTTCTGCTGATCTAAACCCCCATTTTTTTAACGCTAACGCTTTTCTGGTAGGTCTACCCTTATCATCTTTCATTGGGCCTTTCATGCCCCCAAATCGGGCCGCAAACGATATTCTACGGCCACTCTTACCTTTTGATAAAGGTGGTTTTAAATTAGATCCTTCTGTACGTTTGAAATACTTTCTACCTTTTTCATTCAAACCACCGCTAGGATTTTTATGTTCTTTACTATAACCCATTATGCTCTACCAAATTTAGGAAAACCAGCTTTCATGTTCTTATATGCCTTTGCACTAACCGTAGATTTAGACTTCGGATTAGATGTACCAGCTTTCTTTTTACGGTTCATATAGTAATACAAACCTTTCTTTGCTTTCTTTCCATCTTTGGTAGTATGATATTTACTTGCCATATTACTTCCTTTTTATTAGATCTGTTGCTTTAAGTCCATACACAGATGCTATCACGCCCACAAAAATTGTTTGATACCAAAATGGAAGTTGTGAAAAATATTCAAAAAATAATTTCATCTTTTCCATGTGTGCAGGATTATCTGACCATACCGCAAATCCTAACATTACGATAGGGATACTTAACAGTATCAATATGAACTCGTCTTTCCAGTCTGATTGTCTGGCTTCTAATAATTTACCTTGATATTCAGCAGATCCGTTGGCCATCTTTTCGGCGTGTTTGTATTGTGCATCTGCCATCATCATTTTTGTTTCTTGTCTTTTTTTAAATATATGTGTACCTGCTTGTACTGCAATTTTTGCTAAACTAAACCATGCCATAATTTACCTCCATAATGTAAGCATTTTTATTAATGCTAATATTAATGCTACTAAAGAACCTATCACAAATATAGCTTTTATGCCACCCTTACCCATAGCTACTTGTTTCTTTAACTCCTCTATATCCTTGGAATTCTTATGAACAAGATCCTTAATCTCATCTAGTTTGTATGATATTACACTATGAGATATTGTTTTTCTTACTATTTTTTTCTTTGTTTTCATGTGCTAATTTTTTCTTTTACTTTTTCTTCTATACACCAAAACCTTATTAATGGTCTTTGGTTGTTTACATATTCATCATCCATGTTTCCTACATACATTAAACTTTCTTCATAACCTGTTATTGTACATTCTTTGTATGTATCAAAAATAAAATCATCATTTGTTAAAGGTGG